GCTTGACGCTGGTAAACATCGCGACTTTTCCAATGCCTATGTCACCAACCCCAACCTAGGACTGTCAGTCGATGAGCCGTTCATTGAGCGCGGTTACACGCAGGCTCAACTCGACGGCGAAGAGTCGTTCCGTGGCTTCCTGGCCAAGCACCTCAACGTGGAGATCGGCTTAGCGCTGCTCTCGGATCGTTGGGCGGGTGCTGACTTCTGGGAGGTGCAGGCGTCCGAGCTGTGCCGCACGCTGGAAGATCTGATCGAGCGCTGCGAGGTGATTGATATCGGTGTCGATGGAGGCGGCTTGGATGACTTGCTGGGGCTGGCTGCAGTTGGCCGCGAGCGCGCAACCCGGCGCTGGCTGACCTGGACACATGCCTGGGCGCACCCCTCGGTGCTCGAGCGGCGAAAAGCAGAGGCACCACGCATCCGTGACTTTGCGAAAGATGGGCACCTGACCCTTGTCGAGCGCATCGGCGACGACATCGAGGAGGTGGCGCAGTTAGTGGCGCAGGTCGAGCAGGCCGGCTTGCTGGATAAGGTCGGCCTGGACCCGGCCGGCGTTGGCGCAATTCTCGATGCGCTGGAGGCTTTAGGGATTCCACGCGAGAAGATCGACGGCATTTCACAGGGCTGGCGTTTAGGCGGGGCGATCAAGACTGCCGAGCGCAAGCTGGCCGAGGGCACGCTACTGCACGGTGGTCAGCCAATGATGGCCTGGTGCTGCGGCAACGCCAAGGTCGAGCCACGCGGTAACTCGATCCTGATCACCAAGCAGGCCAGCGGCTCGGCCAAGATTGACCCGCTGATGGCGCTGTTCAACGCCGTGACGCTGATGGCCCTCAATCCAGAGGGGCAGGGCGGAATGGAAAATTTCATGGCCGGTATTCGGGACCCATTGATCGCATGAACGCATTTCACTACTTCATCATCTCTGCGCTGCTCGCGTTTGGCTTGGCGTGTGCCGGGGTCTGGGTGCTGTTCGGTACAGGCTGGTCACTGCTCGCCGGTGCTGCCAGCTTGTTCAGCATTGCAGCATTCATCCGACGAGGGCTGAGCAGTGATTAAATCCCTCACCCAGGCGCTGGGTACCGCTGCGACCAAGCCCACTGCCAGCGTGAGCGGCTGGCTTGGCAAGAGCATTCGATTGTCAGACGGCGGCTTCTGGAACGCCTTCATGAGCGCGCAGTCCAGCAGCGGCAAGTCAGTGACGGTCGACAAGGCCATGCGGCTTTCAGCTGTGTGGGCGTGTGTGCGAATCATCTCCACGTCCGTCGCAGGGTTGCCGCTCAGCATCTACCGTCGTCTCCCCGACGGTGGACGCGAGACAGCCCGGGACTTCCCGCTCTACGACGTTGTGCACAACAGCCCGAATGAGGACATGGCGGCCTTCCACTTCTGGCAAGCGGTCGTCGCTTCGATGCTGCTGTGGGGCAATGCTTATTGCGAGATTCACCGGGCTGGCGGTCGGGTGATCGCACTGGACTTCCTGATGCCGTCGCGGGTGACGCCGGAAACGGACGACGATGGTCGGCTGCGCTACTTCTTCCAACCACGTAAAGGCTCTCGCCGGGAGATCGCCCGGGGCGACATGCTGCACATCCCGGCCTTCACCCTGGATGGCAGGATGGGCTTGTCGGCCATTCGCTATGGCGCCGATGTATTCGGTTCGGCGATGTCGGCTGATGATGCGGCGAACACCACATTCAAGAACGGGATGATGCCCACCGTAGCCTTCTCTGTGGACAAGACGCTCAACCCAACGCAGCGCGCCGAGTTTCGTGACTACGTCAAGACGATCTCCGGCGCGCTCAATGCGGGCAAGAGTCCGGTGCTCGAGCAGGGCGTGAAGCCTGAGATGATTGGCATCAACCCAGCTGACGCTCAGTTGCTCGAATCGCGGGGCCACAGCATCGAGGAGATCTGCCGGTGGTTCGGCGTGCCGCCCTGGATGGTGATGAAAACAGACAAGGGCAGCAACTGGGGTACCGGTCTTGAACAACAGCAGATCGCATTCCTCACCTACTGCATCATGACCTACACCGCGCCTATCGAGCAGTGCGTAAACAAGCGCTGCATGACGGCGGTGGACCGGATCAAGCATTACTCGGAATTCTCGCTGGAAGCTTTTCTGCGCGCTGACAGCGCTGGCCGTGCCGCCTATTTGAGCACCATGAGCCAAAACGGCCTGATGACGCGAAACGAGGGCCGGCACAAAGAGAACATGCCGAGCAAACCCGGCGGCGACATCCTGACGGTGCAATCGAACCTGGTGCCGCTGGAGCAGTTGGGAAAACAGAACGACAGCCAAGCCGCGCGCAACGCGCTGATGAACTGGCTCAAGAGCGAATCCGAGGAGTAACTCATGAAACACAAGATCCAGTCTCGCGGTCTGCGCAGCGAGATGAGCCCGCGTGCGCTCGACAAATGGAACCCGGCCATCCAGGCGGCCGTGGAAAACACCTCGGAAACCATCACCATCTACGGCGTGATCGGCGAGGACTGGTATGGAGAAGGTGTGACCGTCAAGCGCATCGATGCAGCGCTGCGAGCGATCGGCGATCGCGAGGTGACGGTGTACATCAACTCACCAGGTGGCGACATGTTCGAAGGGATCGCCATCTACAACCGCTTGCGTGAACACAGCCAGATGGTCACGACCAAGGTGCTGGGCATGGCCGCTAGCGCAGCCTCGATTGTGTATTTGGCCGGCAAGAAACGTGAGGTGGCCAGCAGCGCCTTCCTGATGATTCACAACTGTTGGACCTTCCTCTCCGGTAACCGCCACTACCTACGCGACGTATCGGACGACATGGAGGAGTTCGACGCCGCCATGGCCGATCTCTACGCCGAGACCAGCGGACAGTCCGTCGAGGACATGGCCGAATTGATGGATGACGAGACGTTCATCCGTGGCAAGCGCGCGGTGGAGCTAGGACTGGCCACCGGCCTGCTGGCAGCGACCGAGGTCACCGAGCGCGAGACCGAGGAGGTCGGCCAAGCCAATGCACTCAAGGCCATGGACACTGCACTGGCCAAAGCGGGCATGACCCGCTCCGAGCGCCGCGAGCTGTTCGCCAGTTTCAAGTCCGGCACGCCTCGCGCTGCCGGCGGGGGCACGTGTAACGCTGCCTCGACCGATAAGCCCAGCGCTGTCGCGCCAGACCTCTCCGCCTCTCTGAGCGCGGCAACCGATCTTCTCAAATCTCTGAAAGGAAAGTGACCATGGACTACGAAGCCCAAGTCAAGGAATTCAACGCCACCCTCAAGGGCATTGGCGACCAGATCAAAGCCCAGGCTGAAGCCACCGAAAAGCAGATCAAGGCCACCGGCGAGATGAACGCCGAAACCCGCGCCAAGGTCGACGAACTGCTGACCAAGCAAGGCGAGGTGTCGGCGCGCCTGCAAGAAGCCGAGCAGAAGCTGGTCAACGCCAGCCACGCGCCGGCTGACCGCGAAGAGCCGCAGAAATCGGTCGGCGCTCTGGTCGTTGGCAGCGAAGAAATGCAGGGCATGAACTCCTCCTTCCGTGGCTCGCGCCGTGTGTCGGTACCGCGTGCCGCTATCACCACGGCCACCGGCGGCGCTCTGACCACTGCAGATCGCCAGCCAGGCATCATTGCTCCCCCTCAACGTCGCCTGACCATCCGCGACCTGGTGGCACCTGGTACCACTGAAGCCAACTCGATCGAGTATGTGCGTGAAAGCGGTTTCACGAACAACGCTCGAACCGTCGCCGAGAACACGGCCAAACCCTACTCGGACATCGCGTTCGAACTGGCCACCGCCAACGTGCGCACCATCGCGCATCTGTTCAAAGCCAGCCGCCAGATGCTCGACGATGCTCAGGCGCTGCAGAGCTACATCGACGCTCGTGCGCGTTATGGCCTGCTGATGGCTGAAGAGGCCCAGCTGCTGTACGGCAACGGCACTGGTGCCAACTTGCAGGGCCTCATGACCGTTGCGCAGCTATATGCCGCTCCCGCAGGCGTGGCAGTGGTTGGCGAGCAGCGCATTGACCGCCTGCGCCTCGCCCTGCTGCAGGCCGAGTTGGCCGAGTTCCCATCGGACGGCATCGTGCTCAACCCGATCGACTGGGCCGCTATCGAGCTGACCAAGGATGGCGAAGGTCGCTACATCATCGGGGAGCCGCAGGACGGCACCACTCCACGTCTGTGGAACCGTCCGGTTGTCTCGACCCAGGCTATGACGCAGGACGACTTCCTGGTCGGCGCATTCAAGTTGGGTGCACAGATCTTTGATCGCATGGAAATCGAAGTGCTGATCTCCACTGAGAACGACAAGGACTTCGAGAACAACATGGCAACTATCCGCGCCGAAGAGCGTTTGGCCTTCGCCATCTACCGCGGCGAGGCCTTCGTTACTGGCCCGCTGACCGGCAGCGGCTCGTAACCCTCCACCCCAAGGCGCCAGCGATGGCGCCGTACAGGAGCGATATCCATGGCTAGCAGCAAGAAGCAAGACAAACCCAGCACGGTACCTGAGCAGGCTGTACCAGCACCTGCTGAACAGGGCTTGATCTCGCCGCCCAGCGGCAGCAACGCCACCGCTGTCGATGCGGTCGAGCCGAGTACGGCAGTTGCCGGACCCGCTGCTGACCCTGGCGCCAGCGACACGCAAGAAACGGGCAGTCCGGTGACCGAACTACCGACAGAGCTGACGCCGGTTGCTACCCCGGCAGAGGATGCTGCAGGTGCAGGTGCAGGTGCCTCGCTGAGCCAGCCTGGCCAGACTGGCGATGCGCTGCATGGTGCTACCGATGCGGCAGAGCTGGGCGAATTCACCTCGAGCGTGACGGTCGAGTTGAATCCGGCCACGGTCGAGGTTTACCCGCTGCGCTCGTTCATGGACGAGGGCGAGCTGCGCCGGCGCGGCGGGCCAAGCTACCAGGTGCCAAAGCTTCATGCTGAGGAGCTCGAGCAGCGGCAGCTGATATCGCGCACGCCGTTGGAGGAGTGACCAATGTCAGTGATCAGCATGGCGCAGGCCCGCGCCCACCTGCGTGATCCAGACGATGACGACGACTACCTGCAACTGCTGATCGAGGCGGCTGAGCATTCGGCTGTGAACTATCTCAATCGCCTGGTTTACGCCGATGCTCAATCGATGGCAGATGCCGTCGCAGCAGGGATGGCCGGGGAACAACCCATGCTCAGTAACGCCCCGTTCAAGTCGGCCTGCCTGCTGATCCTGGGGCACCTATACGCCAACCGTGAGGACGTCGTGACTGGCACGATCGCTACCGAGTTACCCAGAGGATCGCAAGCACTGCTGACTCCGTACCGGGTCGGGTGGGGCGTATGAGGGCCGGGCCGCTTCGGCACTTGTTCAAAGTGACCTTCCGGCATGAAGAGCGCACCAAGTCCGGAGGCGCAGTTGTCACCTGGCTTCCTGCCGCTCTCCCGGAAATGTGGGGTCAAGTACGAACCCCCTCTGGGCGGGTCATCGCTGTGGCCGAAAAGCTGAACGCAATAGTGACGGCCGAGATCATCGGTCGACCTCGAGCGGACATGGTTGCGGGTGCAAGACTGACGCGGCGGGGCGTCACGTACCAGGTTGAGGCTGTATTACCTGATAACGAAAACACACTGATGAGGCTTCTTTGCTCTTCGGTACCAAATCCTTGAGGTGACTTATGAAAATACGTGCATTGGGTCCGCTGACCGGTGCCTCTGGCGAACGCGAGAAGGGTGAGGAATTTACCGTCTCTAAGGAACAAGGCGAGGGTTTGATTGCCCGCGGCTACGCCGAGAAGGTAGTCGAGGTTACCAAACCGACGAAGGGCGACCAGGCCAAGGAGTAAGCCATGGCCCGCCGTTCTAAAATGCGCGGCGATATTCGCCTCCGGCGGACGCTGCGCAATATCCATAAGACGATGGACAACGAGCTGGCGCCGGCCATGCGCAAGGCGGCAGAACGTGTCTTGTCTACGCAGCAACAACTGATGCCCAGGGATACGGGCGCCGCCGCTGGCGCGCTGAAGATCTACGTAGCCCCGAGCGGCCTTGATGCGCAGATCGGCATTCGCGGCAAACGCGACAACCGGAAGTTCTTCTACTTGCGCTTTATCGAGTTCGGTACCAAGGGCTACCGCGGCGGCAAGCGAGGCGGCAACCGTAATCAGCGCTCGACCAACAAGAGCGATGGCGTGCACTTCTTCGGCAAATACCCCGATATTCCGGCCCGCCCGGCTCACCCTTGGCTTCGGCCGTCGATGGACGTGAATCGGGAGTATGTAATGGCCGATATCGAGGAGGCCGTGCGGCGAACGCTGCGCAAGGCGAGCCAGGGGGTGGGCAATGCCTGACCCTTCCGTTGCCTTGCAAGAAGCGATTTTCGCCAGGCTGCAGGCCGAGGTGAGCTGTCCCGTTTACGACGGCGCGCCCATGAACGCCGATATGCCGTACGTTTCAATCGACCGGGAGGTGTCGGTCAACGACAGTCCTATCTCGGGCCGCAAGCGCGAGCAGCGCCTGCTCTACCTATCGGTCTGGTCGGATGCTGTAGGCCAGGCGGAGGTCAAGCGCCTCAACGGCGAGGTGATTGCTGCGCTCGACGAGCGCCCGCTTGCGCTGGAGGTTGGCCGAGCAGTCTCCGTACGCGTGATCCAGTCCGATGCCCAGCGCGATGCTGACGGCATCACGTATCAAGGTTCGATCACGGTCCGCGTCATCACAACCCACTGATTCAACTGCTAGCCGCGCAGCGGCTTTATCCAATGTGCCCTTGGAGGAACCCCCATGGCTGATGACAACCTGAATACAGCTGCGGACTGCCGCCTTTACCTAGGCGGTAAGACCGGCGCTGCAACCGAAACCGAGTACAAGGCCGACACCTACGTGGATGTGGGCGAGATCGAAGACCTGGGTGAGTTCGGTGACACCTTCAATGCGGTGAACTTCACCGCCCTGCGCGGGGGCCGCGTGCGCAAGTACAAGGGCACCGCCGATGCCGGCGACATGACGCTGGTGGTCGGCCTGGACAATGGCGATGCGGGCCAAAAGGCCGTGGCCGTCGCCCATAAGGACCGTTCGAAGGGCAACTACAACATCAAGGTCGTGCTCAACGACGGCGATGCCACTGCCACCCCGCCGGTGCTGCCGACCACGTTCTACTTCGGGGCCAAGGTCATGAACAACAAGGTGGCCGCCGGTAATGCTGACAACGTCGTACGCCGCAACGTCACCCTCGGAATCAGCACCGACATTCTCGAAATCGTGGCCGGCCCGGCCGCTCCCTGACCGACGGGGGTGCGGCCCCGTTCATTCTGAGGCGAATCCATGAGCGAAGCTCTGTACGGCACCATCACTCTGGTGATTGGTGCTCGAACCTACACCCTGCGCCCGACGCTCGAAGCAGCGCTGCTGATTGAGAGCCGTTTTGGGGGCTTACGCGGCGCGCTCGAATCCATGCGGCTGATGAGCATTGCGGCCAGTGCCGACATCATTGTCGCCGGCGCCGGGCTTACGCTGGACAAGCACTCTCAAGTAGCTACTGAGGTGTTCAGCACCGGCGTCGCCAAGGTCTCTGCACAGCTGACCGACTTCATCGCGGTGCTGCTCAACCCGGTACCGCCGAGTGTGGCCGCTCGGGGAAAGGACGAGGCGGACAGCACAGCGCCGTGAAGGACGGTAGCTACGTCGACTATCTGTTCGGCGTGGCCACCGGCTGGCTTGGCTGGCCGCCTGATACCGCCTGGCGAACGCCCATACCGCAATTGATGCTAGCGCTGGATGCGCGGATCGACTGGACCGGTCGCGGTCAGGGCACTGCGTCGAACCAGCAGGAGGCCCCGCGCAGGCCTGGTACCGTTGCCGACAAACTGAAGGCCTTTTTCCGAGGTCGGCAGCAAGAGTAAGTCGCCGCCTCCGGGCGGCTTTTTTGTGCTTGGAGAAATGCATGGCCGATCAACAAGTCCAGGGGATGCTGGTCCAGATCGAGGCGACCACGGCCCAGCTGCGCCGCGAGCTGGCGAATGCCGACCAACTGGTGGCACGCAGTACCCAGGCGATCGACCGCAACCTGGCTACCGTCGATTCTGCTTTCGACAGGGCAGGCTCTGCAGCGCAATCAGCGGGTGTGTTGATGCGCGGCGCATTTGCTGCGGTTGCAGGCGCCGGCGTAATTGGCGGCATCATCAAGCAGGTGGACGCCTACGGACAAATGTCCGACCGCATGAGGGCCGCCGCTGGCAGTGCTTCCGAGTATCAGGTTGTTCAGGATCACCTGATGCGTACCGCGCAGGAGACCTACCGACCACTGGCTGAAGCGCAAGAACTCTACATCCGCACAGCAGACGTGATGCGCAGTTTGGGATTCAACACCCAGCAGACACTCGACATCACCGACAGCTTCAGCTTCCAACTTGTGACCAACGCTGCCACGGCTGACAAGGCCTCGTCGGCACTCGATGCTTATTCGAAGGCACTGCAAACCGGCAAGATTGAGGCCGATGGGTGGGTATCCATCCAAAGCGCTATGCCCACCATCGTGCAGGCAATTGCAACGGGTACTGGCAAGAGCGCCGATGCCATTCGCAAGCTGGGCGTGGAAGGCAAACTGTCGCTGGATGACCTCAATACCGGTCTGCTTCGCACTGTCGATGCCAATCGCCAAGCTGCCGCCGAAATGTCCACGAGCGTGCAAGATGCGCTGGTCAATATCGGCAATGCCGTCAGCACGTTCCTGGGCAATATGGAGGAACGCACTGGGGCGGTTGGCACGCTTTCGCAGGTGTTGCTGGTACTGGCGGACAACGTCGACCTTGTAGCCACCGCGATGGCCGGTGCGGGTGCTGCGGCGCTGACGCTGTATGTGGCCAAGGCAGGTTTGGCGCTGAAGGCGGCATTGGCGCAGCGCATCGCTGAAGTTGAAAATGCCAGAGCCGCGATTCGCGCCGCCGACGCCCAGCGGGTTTACGCCCAGGCGCAGCTGCAACAGGCAGAGGCGTCGGTAGCTGCCACCACTGGCCTGCATCGCTTGTCGGTCGTGCAGACGCAGCTGCTGCCCAAACAGGCGGCGCTTACAGCGTCGACTGAAGCCCTGACCATCGCCCAGGCGAATCTCACGCGGGCAGCCACCGGTGGGTTGCTGTCGGCGTTGGGCGGACCGGTGGGGCTGGCGCTGCTCGCAGGCACCGCCGCGGCAAGCTTCCTGATGCTCAGCGAAAACTCCGACGGGCTCGAGAAAAAGCTCGGCGACCTGGCCGAGCCACTCGACAAGGTGGTAGAGCGGTTCAACAAGCTGAACAGCGCGACCCAGGCAGTGACGCTCAGAGAGCTGCAAGGCAAGATCGACGACTTGCAGAGTAATCTGGGTCAAACGTCAGGCGCCATCGCTGACAAGTTCGAGAACGACCTGCGCGGCATGGGTGCTGCGGGCGTCGATGGGTTCATTGCCGGGCTGGCGCCGATGCCGCAGGAGGCCCAAAGAGCGCTGGACTTAGTTCGTGCTGCTGCGAATCAGGCAGCGACCGGCGCGGTCGTGGATTGGAAGGCAGTAGCTGACGAAGTCCGCGGCATCCCTGGCGTCACTGAGGCCATGGCGCAGGCGATCGAGACAGGCCAGATAAAGGCGTCCGATCTCAGCGTTGAGCTCATTAACCTTCGCGCCAAGCTGGCAGAACTGACCGGTGAGACCGATCAC